AGTTTGGGTGTAGAACCTAGCTACATCCTCAAAGTCATCAACATGTAACATACACCCAGTGCCGAATAGCATCGTCTCACCTAACATAATTGGTGCCATGTTGTATAGGTTGGATGCATTGAATATAGCTCGGATCAAGAGTTCAACTTGATTAAGCCAAATCTTGATAGGTAGGAATTCCATCATAGCAGGGTCAGGGGTGCCTAGACCGAACCAAGGGCGAGAGGGGGACATGATACCACTGAAGACACCGCTAGTTGCTGTCCTTAAAGCCTGACTACCCTTGGAGTTGATTATAGTGTTATGTCTACGGTCTCCCTTGTTACGATCGGTAGTGTCAAACCTACCTCGACGTGGCTGTATATTCTCACTAATCTCTTTGTAGTGACTTATAAAACTCTGTCGTTCTTTCTTGGCTTCAGCCAGCCGTCTAGCCAAATAGTCTTGGATAGTGCCAGGGGCTGAGCTGTGTATATCTGCCATATTAAGTTCCTAATAAGGTCTTAGCGCTATTCTCATTACTATCAACCAACCCTTGTTTAGAAGTGGTAAGGGTGTCACGTCTAACTCCTGCTGCCCTCTGCCTCTCTGCTACACCACGTCTAGCATCTTTCACTTGCGGTGATAGTTCAGTAGGCTGTATCTGAACAGGTGGGGGTGGGGGTGGGGCTGGAGGGGGCGGTGCCGATGATCCCATACACATATGATTCTCTCTTTCTAGAAGTTAGGTTGCAAAGGGTTATAGTCGCTTTGCGCCTGTTTGTGTCCGTATGCTGTCCCAGTTTCCATATCAGCTGCAACATCTGCATAGTAAGTTAGTGCCAGAGCATCTGCTATATTAGGAGATTGGACCCCTCTCGCCTTCATGTCCTTCTTGCTTTCAAGATTGACCTGACCTTGTAGTGTATAAGCGTATTCTCTTTGAGAGAGTTCTACGAACAACTCCTTGCCTACGCTCGAACCTCTTTTGGGTAAGCGTAACCCACCTATCACAGCAGCCTTCATCCTACCCCACATCTCATCAGTTCTAAATCTGTACCCGGCTCTGTCTATAGGCCGATGCTGGGCATGTACTTCAGTCGGAGCGTAGCCAAGATGATGTAACTGATCAAACACACCACCGCCCACCCCTCCACAATCAACGAATATCGCCCTGACTGTTTTACCCAAATCCTTAAACTTTCTGATCTCATCTATAACAGCTCCTGCTACTTGAACAGTGTCTCCCCCTTTAAGGATGATAGGCTTCCAACTGCTAGCGTCCCTACCCATCCTTGGATAGATCACTGATGAATCATCACCAAACCTAGCAACATCAACGCCCAGGACAAGAGAAGAGGATCTGTCATCATACGCTTCCCTTTCCATGGCTTCGATAATACTGTCCGTAGGAATGAACTGAAAGATACCAATTGAAGGGAACACACCTTTAATACGAACTTTAACGAAGTCACTGTCTTCTCCATAATCGCTAACCCACTGCTCCAGTCTGGATTTGTTTGTGATATTGACATCTCTGGAGTCAATGCTATGGACGATATACCTATGTCTAAACTGACCCATACAATTCTCAAAGAACCTACCAGTGTTTCTGGTTGGGTTCCCAAAGTCGAATGTCATAGGTTCCCCATCAGTAGTCCCACCCTCTCTAACATCAAAGATCTTGTCAGGTATGGCTGATGCTTCATCGAATATGTAAAAGGAGGTGGAGGATGCCGCATGTTGTCCAGCGAAAGACTCACTGTTCTCTTCTCTACTGGTTTGAGCTGAACACTTCCACTCTTCCTTATTCTCTACCTGGTAGATAGACATATTCCCTCTACCAGAGTTGTACATGAACCAATCCCTAGTAACACTCATCTTGTGCCACTTACCTAGTTCAGCCCATGTCTTTGTTCTTAGCTGCTCTGCTGTATTAGCTGTAACAGTACCTTGGCAATTGGGCCTAGTACTCATGATCCATAGTATCAGCCAAGCAGTTAGTGTTGATTTGCCAATACCATGCCCAGAAGCAGTTGAGAACTGAATTGGGTCCACTGCATCCCTGCCATTAAACCCTCTTAATTTTACTTGTTCACCCAGTTCTTCCAACCACCTACATGCCCACTCATCTGGGCCGTATTTACTGCCATACTTAGCTTGATACTCCTCGCTTAGTTCTACCAGCTGGATAGAAGGATTAGTATCCCATGGAAAGCTGTACATAACAAACCCTAGAGGGTCTGAATAGAAGCTAGCCATATCATCTGCTAGTAGTTGCTCTGGATTAGTCATTAAAGATACGCTTACCTTTTGTCTCATCATCAGTTTCTATAGAAGAGCTTCTGGCTTTAGCAGAATTTACCGCTTTACTTAAATTACTAAAAGACTCAATACCTCTACCTGTCTCTGGATCTTTAAACCCATTGTTAGAGATTATATCTAATGCTTCTAGTTCTGAAACAATTCTCCCTTCAAATATTGAAGGGATGTTTATAAATCTCTTAGGATCCCTAGGGTCTCTTACAGTTATGCTAAGCTCACTAGATACACTTCCTTGATTATTTCTAATTAAAGGGCGTCCTTCTTTGGTTCTACCAACAACCTCTCCTGTTAGTTCAAACCGCTTACTTGGGCTAGGTGGTCTATCCATTCTAGAACAACCGCATCTTGTCAATGTCTGAATTATCTTTAAAGAACCTTTTTAATGCTTGTGGGTCCCTCTTATCTACAACCCCTGTTGCCCCCATAGCAGCCATCATAGCCAGGAGCGCTCTGTCACTCTTCTCTGGGGCTCTCTTCCTAAAATACTCCATTAAGCCTGCTATACCTGAATCAGTTCTTAAATCGGAATTGGCAGGGTGGTTCTTTATACCCTCTACTATTTCCCTATCTGTAAGCTTACCATTCTCTATAGTAGAAGCCAGATTTACTGATCTTTTAAATCTATCTGATTGCAATTCATCAGGAGTTTGATCAGATAGATTTCTAAGTTTAGCAGTAGATACAGGTTTTCTAGGTGGGCTAGGTGGTCTATCCATCCTTACTCAACTCCCAAGCAGTCTCTGCATCCTTAACTCTATCCTTGACAGCTTCTAGATAGAGGAGGGCTTTAGCGTCATCACCTGCATTAGCCGCTTCCATACTCTGCATCAATAGCCTAGTAGCTTCAATAGCGGTTGATATGATGAGTGTTGTACTCATGTTGCATTCCTAACTTCTAGCAACCCCTTAATCCCCTCTTCAACCTTATCCAGTACGTTGGGTAGGACAAGTGTCTCTGGTCCGATGTCTCTACAGATGGGGCCAACTGAGGCGACAACTGAATCGACCACCTTAACATGACTTGGCCGAAGCTTACCTCGGTCATTCATTCCTGCTACCACTTTCAAGCTAGATGCGTATGTATCACATGCTACACCTACAGCTACTAGTGGCTGGTTAGATGCACAAGATGCTAGGAATAGTACAGCACATAAACCTATAACTCTATACATCTTCACCTCTTATGCTTCTTATAGATAGCTGCCCTCTTCTTGGCAATCTCAGCATCGCTCATACCTTCACTACCAGCTAACATTTTAGCTTGATCCAGATCTCGGCGCATACCTCTGAGTCTACCTTCTGCACCAGAAGTATGCTTCTTACCATTCTTCTTACGTTCAGCTTTAGCTTCATTCAAAGACTTGGTCATAGGGCCAATAGCCTTCTTGGCAAACGCCCTAGCTTTCTTATTAGCATCTTTAGCAGCAGCGGGTGGTAAAGGTGGTTTAGGCATTAGGCACCATGAATACAAAGATTGATACGATAAGTGTTTGGACAGCTGCTGCCACTTCTGGTGTGACAAACCCAGGGAATAGTGTAGCTGCTGCTGTCATAACTGCTCCGGCTAACAAGGATACATTAACTTTATTGAACTTGGTCATTCATTTCACTTTCAAAATGGTATATAAAGAAATCAGCTAAGAAGGCCTCTCTCAAGCCATGACTAATATGGCTATCTTCAGCTAGATAGTGGTACAGCTCCTCCTTAGACAGCTGTGTATCTGGACTCATTCCCATAATACCTAGCAACCTAGCATTCTCACTTGAACTCAACTTCATTCAACCAAATCCTCAG